ACCTCTGCCTCCGAAGGATTGAGCTAACAATCAGGGTACGGGACTTAGCTTCTGGAAAGTTCATATTGAACACACTAACGCCGAGCGGAAACGTTAGTGGAAGTCATGTGGTTTTCAATTTAGAAACCGAGACCGAAAGTTCGGGCACGGTGGGTGGGACGAATCGGGTTTTGTTCCCGACGAGAAGCATACGCTTCGCTTGGGCGCGACGGTTGCTCAATGCCTGCAGCAATGAGATTGATCGCGGCCTGGTGTTCCTCATCGATGACATCGAGATCGTCAAAGGGGAACGCAAGCTGGGCGTAGTTTTCCCAAGTAGAGAGGGGAGCTCCACTAGCGGCGGCGATTCGCGTTCGCGCGTAGAGCTGATGGGTGTCGATGGAAAGGGAGGCGCGGCCAAGGAGAAAGCCGCAAAACGACAGGAGTGGGCCACGCTCCAGCTTGACCTTCAACTTCCAGCGGTCAGGTTGAAAATTCCGCCTGACATGGACGTATCCGGCCAGCAACATGTCGTCACCCGAATAGCACTGAGGGGTACCAAACGGGATCGCGAACTTGTTGTTGCTGAAAGCGATGTTCCTGTGGGTGTTAAGCAGCCAGGTCCAGCGATCACCCGAACATTGCATCACCGGCATGGGCCCAGCGAAGCTGTTCAGGGAAAGCTTTCGGTTGACGTAATGCGCCACGAAAGAAGAGGGGAGGGAGGCGATACCCATGAGCCAACGGTCGAAGCCAAGAAAAGCCTCATCACAGCCGGTGTCCCAGGAGGTGTAATCGGTACCAGTAGCCTCACCGGTTACCCAGTGTTTAGCATACCAGTCCGAAAACTCCGCCGGGGTCCTGCCAGAGTGCAAATAGAAATTCGCAGGCAGCAGCCGGTTGAGGATAATCTCCAGGTACATGGCATAGGGAGCCTCATAGAAAATCGACCACAGGGGAAACGTGGTGACAATCTGACCTGGTTTGGCTCGAGCGTTTAGAGCGGCCAGCTTGCGGACAACTTGCCCCTTGAGGAATAGACGAGTGAACGTCGGATCCCATTCGGGGGGATTGGCCGCAGCAATACGGACTAGCTCAGCTCTGGTACGTTCTTTCAGCCACTGTTCTTCACAAAGCGCGAAGCAATGCTCAAACAGATCGTGATCGAACGGTACCGCCGTGTCGATGTGAGTGCCGCGGATGTAAGAATCCACTAGGATCTGCGTATCAGGGCCAATCCGCGCAAACCGCGCCCGTGAGAGCTTGTGTTCGCGAGGATGGATACGCTTATCCAAGGAAATGTTCATCGTTGAAGGATCATTCCGAGAATGGCGGAGGGGTATAGCCCGATCATCGAACGAGTCGAAGATCTGGTTGGTATAACCACCAAATCGGTCCAAAACTTCGCGGAATTCCTTTGAGGGCCGCTCGGTGAAATAAAAGGAAACGAGACGGTCGACGGCACGGGAAAGTAGGGGGGGGCGAGCTCGAGGGACGGAAGTGCGGTGGGGAACAGCAGAGTCCGTCAAGAAAAAGGAATGTAAGCCCAGGAGCTCTCGGGCATTATCCCGCACACCACCGAGCGCAACTTGGCCAACAAAGGGGGCCAGCGACGATCCAAGAAGAAGCTGCGGGGGCAGGTTCATCAATTGGAACGAAGCAGCGAAGCGTCGAGGGTGGAGCGGGTGCATATGATTCGCACGCAACAAGTCAAGCGACAGAACCGAGGTTCGAAGCATTGACATGAAGTTGAGAATCGACATGAGGAGGGGGGAGCGGAGGCCACCGCGGAGGGAAGAATCGGAGCCACCGGGGAGCACAAGAAAAACATTACCAGTGCAGCGGGTGAGCAATGTATAAACCGCTCGGTCGCCGATGTTCGCAGTCAAGCTGTTCACATCAATTGCGATATCACCGTGGTAATCCAAACCCTGAGCGTTAGCGAAGTCCAGCGTGTCACAAGTGTTATTCCACAAGGTATCCGCGAACCGCGCCGACGCAACAAGGTAGGGAATTCCCTGCGGAGCCGCCGACACCGAAATGAAGCACTGATTACCATTATCCGTCGTCTCCATATTAAGGCATACAGCAATTGCTGGGGGTAGACGGTGGGTAAGAGTGCGAAAAGGAGCGCCGATGGGTATATTCTCAAGTAATAAGTTGAGAGTATCGGCGCTGGCAGAATGGGGAGAGGGGAAGCGACCCAGATTTTGAAGCGGATCGAACGACGAGTACACATGCGTGATGGATGGGTTCATGAGCAGGATCGCATCTAGAAAACCAGACCAAAACACCAGGCCCTCATCAATGAACCAATGGACACCACCCCCCTCATACAAAGCATTCGGGGTAGTGGGGAACATATGGCCATGAGTGAGCCGGGGCAGTGCCTGACGAAGTTGTTTCCGGAGAGACATGTTCGGGGTGAGCACACGAATCTCATTGGGGTCAGTACCATGGTCCAGCAGCTGGTTAACCATCAAGATCAGGTCCTGCGACTTCCCAGTGCCGGCGAGCCCGGAGAGAGGCACCAACGTAACGGGTGCGACTTCGCCAAACTTGCAGGCAGAGAGGAGCTGCGGGACGGTGATCTTACACTCGGAAGGAACAGGGAGGGTCCGAGGGTTGGCTTTCAGGTCAGTAAGGAGCGCCTGAGCACGAGCTGGGTCCGGAGAGATGGTAATGCCGACCGGGGCCGCTTGGGGGTATCTAAGGGGGGGAGGGTCCTGTACAAGCGCAGCGATTGCATCACCTTCATGCAGTAGGGCACGGCCGATGGCGGCGGTCGTGACATGCTGATTCAGGTGAGCAACCACCCTGCCGCGAGCAGCCAGAATATCCCCAGGGCTGAGGTGGTGTGCGGCAACGGAGACAAAGTCCTCGATGTCGTCCACAACCCCGGCCATAATCGCCAAAAAGGCGAGGAAACTCTGGTGCGGGATCAACAGGAGCGATTGAAAAGCATCAACGTGGAGATATTGCGATTGCGCTCCCAGCAAACCCCGGGGTCGGGGCCCACATTCGGAGGGCTTTATAGCAACATGCCCAGGCATCAGCACGACATCAGCCCTTCGCAAGTCTTCACCAGGAAAGCTAGCGGCAGGCTGGTTGCCGACGAAAAGGAGGAGACC